ACCATTCTTTACGTACCAAATAACCATAATGAAAATATTTCTCTTTTGTTCGGTCAAATGGACCTTTAATAGATTTATTTATGGCCATTCGAGCACTGAAAGAATTGGGAATTTTGTAACTACTCATATCAGTGTGTTTTCGGACTTTGGTTGGTAAGACCAAAGAAGAACGTGATGATGTTGAACATCGGTCCACGGAAGATGGGTTATTCGATCTTACATTCTCTTCTTCGCATTCTTTTTCCAACTTTTTATAAACTGGTCCGCCTGCTTTTATGGCTCTACCAGTCTTTGGATTATGGGTCTTGTCAGCTATCCACTTGTCGCAATCGTTGTCCATTTTAAGACTCTTTTTAACCTTTACCCGGGGAGAAGGAGATGGTGCTTTTTTAGGTTGTTTAGGCCTTGCATCCCCCTCTTCTTCTTCACATTCTTTTTCCAACTTTTTATAAACTGGTCCACCTGCTTTTATGGTTCTACCAGTCTTTGGATTATGGGTCTTGTCAGCTATCCACTTGTCACAATCGTTGTCTATTTTAGGGCTCTTTTTAACCTTTACTGGTGGAGAATGAGATGGTGTTTTTTTAGGTTGTTTAGGCCTTACATCATCCTCTTCTTCACATTCTTTTTCCAACTTTTTATAAACTGGCCCGCCTGCTTTTATGGCTCTACCAGTCTTTGGATTTTTTAGTTTATTGTTTAACCATTCGTCGCACATTTTATTATCTCGATTTTTCACTCTTTCAGATGCAAGTTTAGGTGTAACCTTCTTTTCAACTACGACTTTCAAAGGTATATTCATACCAGTCAATTCATTCCATTTTTTAATGGTTGTATTGATTGGCACTTGATGTTCTTCTTCAAACCATTTAGCCAATTCTTTGACTAATTTAAGTTCTTCCAGATAAGAGTTAACTTAAACCATAAATCTTTCATGTCCCAAGAACATGAAAGGTCAAATAATACAAATAATAAAGTAACATGGAAAATTTAACCATAGTCGCATTCTTAATTGGATTTTTTGTAACGTGGACAATTCTATCCATAAAAGAGTTGCCAAAGAAAAAAAATACAACGGATGGAATAAGTGATCACAGTTTGATCAAAGACTATCAATATAAACCAACCTACCATAAAAGGTTGGTTTTAATCATTGAATCTTTCTCAAATATTGAAGGCCTTTTAACCTTAATCAGAAATATTTTAAAACAAGAAATTAAGGTTGATTCAATCATATTAGTATCGAAAAATGAAATTTTAAATAAGGTTTACCTGATCCAAAATACTTGTATACTAAATAAAGTGGGTGGATTGTCGTTTTTATTAAAAGAAAGCAGCAACAACGCCATACTTTTGTTTATTCATTCGGATGGATTTGATGCTTTCTCTGATCCACAATTTTTGACACAGTTTTTAAACTCAAATTTTTCAACAACGGGTCTTGTTAAGGTCGATACTGACTCTGTCAATGTTGACATAGATAGGGTGTATACGTAATAATGAACACTTTTAATGGTTTTAAAGAACCATTAAAAGTTCAATCAACAAGTGTTTTTTAACCATTTTCAACTGTAGTTTAAAATTGAATTTTTTGGACCAAAAAAATATAAAATAAAACATGACTACAAAGATCCAAGAAAAGTATCAAAAGATCGATCTATCAAGTGTTGATCGAAAAAAGATCAAACACAACCATGGGATTGAGACGAATGAAAAAATTAAAATTTATGATGAAATCAAACATGTCAAAGAATTGTGGACCTTTCCAACCAACAAAATGAAGAATATTCGTTGTCATTGGGATCATCACGTTTTTGATGGCATTGGAATATTCTGTCCTTTGACATATAGACCCAAACAAGTAGCCAAAATTGGACAAAATGATGTCAAAACACGAGCCAATAATGGAGTATCAGATCCAAATATCAGTTATATGATTAAAGAAAATGTTCCCATGTGTAAGGATGTTTCAAACCTTGGAAAAAATTTAATTGAAATAACAGATGCCTATTACGAAGTTGATGGAGTGTTTTGTTCTCCAGAGTGCTGTTTGGCCTTTATCAACGAAGAAAAATCAAAGGTTGGAGGATCCAAATATACCGACTCTGAAAGATTGTTGCATTTTATGCTTGGATTGACTTCTCGAATTTCACCAGCAAATCATTTCAGATTGTTGTTACCCTATGGGGGCAATTTGACCATAGAACAATTCCGCAACAACAAAATCATAAAGTATGAATATTGTGGTACAACCGTCCTTATTTCCCACTTGTTTGAAAAGAAGATCAACTTGTCCACAGATTAATCCTTTCTTTATAAGGTTAAAAATAAGCAGCAAATTGAAAAAATATCTAAAAATATCTAAAAATAATATATAATGATGGAAGAAACTTTGAAATTTTTTGAAACAACTAGGATGTATTCCATCCTTAAAGAAATATGCAAATTGTTGGAATTAAATTATGATCTAAACGACTTTAAACAATCTTCGCCATTTTGGTCATCAGACGAAACATCATATGTGTGTTTCCTATCCGTGTTAGAAAACGAATATGACGTGTTTATGAGTCAAAAAATGACTCGAAGTAAGACTTGTCAGACTCGATTTGTTGTAGATGAGATCATCAACATGTTAGTAAAATATGTTCCAGATGATAAGATTGAAGCAAGCATAGATACAAGATGTGTTATATGTTTGTTCAACAAGGCTAAAATTGAGTTTAAATGCGGGCATACACTTGTTTGTCAAAAATGTTTTAATCTATTGGTTATAAGAAACATAAAAACATGTCCACTATGCAGACATGTATTAATTTAACCCTACCAATATTATTCTACTAACTTTATACTAACTTTAAAGGTGCATACACCTTTAAAGTTTAATAATTTATGATCAATAATTAACCACATTGGAATTGTGATTACAAGAACCACATGTTGTAGAACAATTTCCTCCACAGCTTGATGCCGACCATCCTGCCATATTGCACGATTTTTGTGTTGAATTGCAACCACATTTGTTATAACTTTTACAGTCATATTTTTCATTGCACTCACATGTTGGAGGAAACCTAGTGTTTCCATACTCGTAACAGTGTTTTGTCAGACAATGCGATGTACTTTGAGTTGGTCGAAGTATAGACTGCACAAATGGTTGTACACCAGGAATTCTACAATGTGATCCCATATGTAACCCTCCAAGATTGTGAATAGGGCCGGGATAATGAGGGTATGGGCCAATTTTATTTCCAATTTCTGACTCGAAAGAGTTGGATGGGCGAATAATATCCCACATCCATGGAGGAATTGAAGTCACTGCCATCTGTCCATTTCCGTTTGTTTGAGACATTTTTATTAACTCTTTTTTCCCGTGAAGCAAGTCAACCCTGAAAAGATATGGTTCCGACCGTGTCAAAAGGCTGAAAAGACTTATAATAAAGATGCCTCCGAAGAATAATATATATACAGTGACAAAAGTCGAACATGAGTTTGGTCTCACCAAAGTGAGACCAAAATTTACCAAGATGCCTGAATTGTACCTTGAACTTTTAATAAATAAAAAAAAGGTTGATCCGACCCTAGCGTCGGAAAAATATACGCATCATTACGAACCCCTTGTTTCAAGTGAAGAAGAATCAAACGTTGGTTTTAAGCCTATTCCAAGGATAACATCTGTTCAAAGAAATAATGGCCGTGATCGACCATTTGATAAACCGGTTGATTTACCGCGAAAGGGGACATTTAATTGGGAATCATCCGAATCTATGGACACATCGCCCATAATTAAAAAAAAAATTGATCGATTGGTAAGCAGTTCACCACAAATTGAAACCATATCTTCAAATCGATATCGAAAGGTTAAAAGGTCCATAATTTCTTCGTATTACAAAACATCAAAGGGTGGTGGTGGAAACGACTTGAATAACAATAAAACAGAAAGGGAAGAAAACGATGCTCAACCACCACCTTTAAAAGAAATAAAAAAAACTTTTGGTGAAAATAAGCCTAACATAAACACTTTTGAAGGCTATGAAGATGCAAAGGACGAAGACGATAAAAAACGAGAGTTGTTGTTTAAATTCAAACGTTTGAGGAAAACCTACCCTAAAGTCGATTTACCAAATTTTGATATGATGTCAAACCACGACAGTATGAAAAGAACCTACGATTCAACCATGAAAAATTTGGCTATAGATTCGACTGTTGAAACGTACAAGTCATATTTGATGATGGGCTTTATGGGCTGTGAAATTGTGTTGGGTAAAGTTGGATTCGATATGGAGGGATATACCCAACAACAAACATTGTACATGAACAAGTATGAAAAGCTTCTTATAGAATTGGGCGAAAAATCTTACGTTCCTTCCTCCATAAATAAGTGGCCTGTTGAAATTCGATTAATGGCCCTTGTCCTCTTTCAAACAACCATCTTCATTGTGTCGAAAATTATCGCCAAAAAGACTAATGTTAACCTTTTACAAATGTACAATAGTGTTAATGGTGCTTATGAAACACAACAAACGAGAAGTTCAAAGATTCCAAACGATAGTGTGACTAGAGGTACAAGTAGTGGGTTTGCAAGTGGTGGGAGTTCTCCATTAACTTTTATCCCAAAAACAAAAAGGACAACATCAACCACGTCTGAAGGGCGAATGAAAGGTCCATCCGCAACCAGAGATTAATTTTTTATTTGTTCAATTTTAGGCTTGTGTTAAGCCTAAAATTGAATTTTTCTCTAAAAAATATTTTTCAAAGAAAAATATGGACTTCTTATCCTTAAACGAAATAATTTATATCACGCGATTTCTAAGCTTGAAAAATACCTTTAATTTTATCAAGAGTTTTAACTATGTCTTCACCTATACTGAAGAAAAATCAATGTTGGTAAAAAATAAAAAACTCGTGGTCATTGAGAACGTGTACAATTCTTATTTTGAACAAAAAGGTTCAACAAACCATTCATTTGAAGAATTGAAAGAACTATTGGAGTTCTTTATCCACGAAATTGAAGTCGAAGATTTAATATGTTTTATGGCTAATGTGTACCCAAATTGTCCTCGTTTGAAAGATACGATTCTTTTCGACCTTTTAAAAGTATGCAAATTTTCCATGGTAGATTTGAGCCTTATGAGAGTTCATTTCAGGTTTGGGAAAACTGACTTGATTGGAATGAAAATAAAATAAATTTTTCAAACATTTTTGTTTTTATGGTTTGTTTGACCATTATCAACTTAAAAAGTGGTTACTAGGCACTAGCAAATTTTATGATTGAGATAACCATTAAACTGAAAAGTTAAAATTTTTCCTAGGTACCCCCTTTGCTTTTTAATGCATAAGCCTTTGGCCATAGGCCAAAGCTAAACGATGCCCCAGGCATCGGCTATTGAGAACAATTGAAAAAGTGGATTTTTTATGGTTTTTTCAAGCATAAAAAATTAAAGTTTCTTTTTTATTGTGATTTGGCGCGGCAAGTCATAAATTTTAGACATAGTCGATTCCAAGATCTATAGAGCATATTTTCCTTGTATTTGGGTATGCAACATTGTTTATGGTTCTGTGTGGGATATACTTACATACTATTTTATTTGTTCCGACTTTACAACAATCTTCATCTGTATCACAAAACGTGTGATATTTTTTACACTTTTGGCAAAAACCATCTTTACATTCATGAGAACCACAAACAACGTTGTCGTTACCAGCGCAAAATATTAATGGTCTCAATCGTGTATCAAGTTCGACGGGAGCTTGAGTTATCGGGAGTGGTGGTGGCCACATACGTGGATCGGCACATTTACCACGTCCTTGGAAACCAATTCTACAATAGCTACTACAGCATTCTAAGCTGTCATATGGTAAAGTGCATGTTTCCCCATTTGGATGACACATACCACACTTACCAAGTCGGAACAAGCACTTTAATCCCCCCGAACAGTCGATGTCAGTCAGACATTTGTTCTTGTTGGGCTCGCATCGACTTGTACCGTTGAGACCGGGAATGATCTCACATGTTGTACCCGGGCAACACTCTGACAAAAAACCAGAACCCGTAGGTTCACACGTTGTATCGACTTTACGGCACGCAGTACACACGTTGTTTACGCACGCCAACCACGAGTCGCAATCTTCATCAATTTGGCATGTTTCACCAGCGTGCTGGCAACTACCTAAATTATATAATAATATAGTCTGTAAGACAAGTAACACTTGAAGTCGCATTTATTGTATGAGTAATACTAGAAAAAATTTAAGAGTAACTATGAACAATTTTTCCTGTTGTTGTTACTGAATCAAAAAAGGGTCGGTTCAAAGCTAAACTAAACCACAACACAAATAACGGTATTATTACTCATAGAATAAACATGGGATCAGCTGTTTCTAAAAATATAACCAAAGCGGCCACTGAAGCCGTGGCCAAGGTTTCCAATGACATCATTATGTCAACCAAGTTGTCTACAGACCAAACACAAGTCATAAGTGTGACTGATGTAGACGGGGATGTGCACATTTCTGGCAATACTTTTACTCAAAAAGCCAACTTAAATATCAAATCTTTAATGAACACACTCGTACAAGAGGATATACAACAATCTTTAACTATGCAAATTGCTCAAGCGTGCAAAAGCATTGTAAGCGGCCTTAATATTTTTCAATTTCCAAACGCTCAAAATGAGATCAATATATTTTTAAAAGCCAGTGCCGAGCTTATGAACACCATATCTTTGAGTTGCGCTGCAAGCCTGTCAGAAAATCAAGTGATTACTGTATCGCGAGTCAAAGGTAATGTTTATATTGAGAACAATGTCATGTCACAAATGGCTGATATCTTTCAGTCTTGCATACAAGATGCCGTATCAAAAAATACCATTTTCCAACAACTTCAGGAAAAAATCGACCAAAGTGCGACTGCTAAAGCCGAAGGATTGGATTTGTGGCAAATTATCATCTTGATTGCCCTAGTTTTGGGTATACCGTTTATTTCTGCGATTGGAGGTGTTGCAGTCGTGGGACGGTATTTATTTCCTTTGAGTATCGTCGCTGGGGCTGGTTGTTTGGCGGCATATTATACTTGGGTCGATGAGAGTGTCTACTCTCATGCCTTTTCAACCCTAATAAGAAATCTTCCAAACTGCAATGCGCAACCACTTGCCTCGACGTCCAACGCTTTTTCAAACTCGAGTGCCGCTGCACAAGCATGCGCCAATAACAAAAGTTGTGTTGCATTTGATTGGCAGGGGGTTGTTATTGACCAAGGGGGCAACCATATTTCATTTAATCCACCACAAACAACATTTTATGGTAGTGTTGGACCAGGTTGTGAACAAGCAATAACAAGTTCTCCTGATCATTCAAAGGTTTTCCGCAACCCTATTTTTATCAAAGGTAATGGTCCTCCAACTAAGGCTGAAGGTGACGTGTACTTGGATGCATCAACTGCCGACTACTACTTTTTTGACCAAAATACACGTAGTTGGTTGAAACAAGGATCATTTGCACACTCTGACTTTACCAGTCGGAACTCAATCAATTGGGGTACCATTCCACCTGTATCTTCGACTCAAGGTGTAGCTGGAAGTATATATGTTTATTATGCCGCAAGCAACCCTATATATTTTCATGTTTACGTCAAGAACCCAGACGCGTGGAAGCTTTACACTCCTCCATTGAAGGGTCCTGGTCTCATCGCAGATGCTCCAGCCAATATCAATGTCACAGGTTTTACAACCATAAAACATCGAAATTGGTTGTTATACTTGGGCGCAGCATTACTTGTTGTTGGAGTTTTAGGGTCTGTTGTTGCCTTTACATCAAAAAAACCAAGTTCCAATATTTCTGCTAGAGTGGCACCATCACCGGTTAGAAGGTCCACCAATCCATTCGATGAGGACGACTAAATTTTTATTTTTTAAAGTTCTTTGAAACTTTAAAAAATTAATAAACTATCTTGTATTTGAAACCTCCATCGTTGATCTCCGTTTTTGAATTTGTCCATCCAGTTAGTTCTTTGATTTGGTACCACAAGTCCTTCTTAGGGGCATTAGTCTTGTTAGAAAGTCGGGTCATCAAGTCTTTTCTTTGTAGAACCAACATTTCACTATCCTCTTGTTCTTTTAGGGATAGAAGAATATCTTCAAAAGCTTCTCTCACAGAGTCGGACTCCTCTTCTTCTAAATCTATAGTTTCTGTATGTTCGCCTATTTGAACAGTAAAACGTTTATAATCTAGGCGCGGTGGCGGTTCATCCTCTTCTTCCAAACTGGCATCCATTCGAGTTCTAATAAAATTGTTGATATAGTCAACGCTAGCGTCATAGTTGTTTACAATAAAGGTCAATATATCCTTTAAATCAGAAAATTTTATACCTACTACTAGTTCAGCATTATCCTTGTGTTTGAAGTCGGCCAAGAGTTTTTGAATGTGATAATCAACATCTTTGCTATTGTAGCATCTCATAGCCCAACAATAGTAGTAGGCGTCTTCAACTGGTCGACCAGTATTATATGGTCCAATACGACTACTTAAACGAATTGTTGAACCAGGCTTAAAGATACGTTCCCGAGAATAAAATTTAGTTGTGGCTATATAAATCCATTCTGCCTTGTTTTCTTTAATGGTTATTCTCTTCATAAATTTATTGATTCTAATAGCCTTACGTTCGGCCTTAACTCGGGCTTCTTTTTCTTGTTCTAATTGTCTTTGTAGTTCTTCTTCTGATTTATCTTTTATGGCCAATTGTTCCATTGCTAATGAAAGTTGAGATTCAACTTGATATGAACCATATTTACGGATACTTGGAAGTATGGTTTTGCATACTAAACGTTTAAATTCTTTAGCAAAAGGTGCTTGAGAAGACAATATCAAAGAATAAAGTCCTGTTTCTGAAATAAAGATGTTTTGACCCTCGCGAAAAGAAAATTTTTCTTTACCCAAAGTATGGTTACTTGTAACCATACTTTGGGTGGACAACAACTGTCCACCCAAAGTATGGTTACTTGTAACCATAATATTAGACAATATATTTTTATCTTCATCTTCTACATAACGTTGTAAAGCTTTTAAGGGTGCTTCATACCCTAGTACTTCACACACATCTCGACCACAAAAATATGGATCTTCAATAGTTCCAGATAACTTAACTTGGTGGTTCTTTCCACCAATATTAATAGTCATATAATCACGACACTTACCGAGGTCAATTAAGGCATTCATAGTAACTTTATTATATATATTTTTTATTTAATTTGGTATGATTCAATCATACACACAACATCGGCAATATCATCTTGTTTGTTTAGGCTAGCAAAGTGCCTTAAATTATCTCCAGCGAGTAAATTTGTTACAAACTGAATTGTCCACTCTTTACGGTCCTTTTTAGTCTTTAAATTTGTGGCTCCCAATTTTTTTGTTTTTGTGCTTGCATTGTAGTTTAGAATTTTTTTTGATGGATGAAAAATTTTAAGGTACGCTTCAAGATAATGTGATAATTTTAAAGCTTGCAGGTTTATGGTCATCTGTCTCTCTATCAAAAAAATATCACATTTTTCCCATATTTCCTTGTAGCCATCCATTATTTGAAACATTGATAACCCCAAATCTACAGGTTTATTTTTACCTTTTTTTTGTTTGGTAAAAATAAGGTCAACCATATCCTTTTTTAATAATTTATCATCTTGTGAAATTTTAAGGTCAGACATCATCTCAACTAAATTTTCCTTTTTACTTTTATTGAGGTCAGATTTGGTCATGATTCCGTTGTCTAAACATGTATTTTTTAATAGTATAAAGTCACCTTTATCTTTGACTGCAAAGGCGAAATTTCTTATTCCCATGTCAAATGCAGCAATCATCTTTTATTTTCTTGACGTTGTTTATAAGCATTAAAAAATTTAAATTTATTTAAACTAAAAAGGTTAAAAGAACCATAATTGTCCAAAAATGAAATATTTGTAGATAAATATATTTAAGATAAAGAGCACCATGATTGTTGATATTTTTATACTCACCGTTTGGATGACATATCTAACCACGGTAACCACTATTTCCTTGACAGGCCTCATGGCCATCTTGGGTTATTTATGGTATTTTGGACCACATAAAATTGAAAAAATTAAATTTATCTTGACCAATGATAATGCTACCTCACCTGAAAGAGGTACATTGAAATCGGCTGGATATGACCTTAAATCTTCTGAAAATACTATCGTCCCAGCAAGGTCACATAAAGCCATTAAAACTGGAGTTAAGGTTATTCTTCCGACCAACACTTATGGTCGAATTGCATCACGATCAGGACTATCTTTTAAAAATGGGATTGAAGTAGGTGCTGGTGTTATCGACGAAGATTATCGAAATGAGTTAATGGTTATTTTGCACAATCACAGCGACAAAGATTTTGTGATTGAATCAAAGGATAGAATTGCTCAATTGATTGTTGAAAGAGTGGTATATCCAACGACTTTAATCGAAGATGTTAATGGTGGTATTCAAACCATTAATTCATGTATTCGATCAATTCGTGGATTGGGTGGTTTTGGTTCAACTGGAAAATAAATAATTTATCGATTTTTTAATTTTTTTAAGTTCAATTGAACTTAAAAAATAATACCTTTGACTTCTAACAAAATCGTTTATAGTCACTCTAATTTTTATTTTACATTTGACCTCTAATAAAAGAATGGAACTTTCAAATAAATTCAAGTTGACATTGCAAGAACGTGAAAATGTCATCAAAATGTATACCGAAGGCACTTCGGTTATATCACTCGCAGAACAATATGGAGTCTCTAGACCAACAATATATAATATTATAGAAAAGGTTAAACATCCCAATAAAAAAATTGATTTTTATTTCGATAAATCAGATGAAAATAAAGATATGTCTAACCTTACAGTTGAACAAAATAATATAAATTTCTTAGGTGTTAAAATTGATACTGAAAATGGATCAAGTAACCCTAAGATACGTAAAGCATTGGATAAAAGCTTCCAACTGCTTGATATCATGAAGTTTATTGAAGTAACCAAATTTAAGCTTAATATGACCATGTTTGATTACTTTTGGCAAGTAGTGATCGGAAATGTTACTCATACCCTGGTGGGTATGAGTGTTCTTAAATGGTTTGGTTATGATGGGGAATACTATAAACAACGACAAAATTTCAAGAAAATGTTGATTAACAATAATATTCCCTATTATGAGTTGACACAAAAAGACAAGGAAATAGAACAATATCCAACTATACAAGAAGAATTACAATTAGTTCCTTCAAACGTTAAACACACTAAATTTCTTATAATGGAACCCGACGACCTCAAAATGGCTATAATGCAACTCAAGACCAAAAATGGGCATATCATTAGACAGTACTATATTGACCTTGAAAAGCTCCTTAAAATGTACGTTGAATATACGCTTTATTTTAACCATCGAGAGTCTCAAAGAAAAATAACCGATTTAGAACAGATGATGGCTGATATGAGACTTGAAAGAGACGAAGATCGACAAATTATGCTGCGTCAAGAACAATACATGCGTTCTCTTGGTATCAGCCTTGAGGAAGTCAAAGATCAGAACGAAGAGCTACTTGAAGGTAATAAAGGTCTCAAAAAACAAAACAAAAATATTCAACGTAAGTTGGGCATTGCAGTTGAAGATCGCGCTCCGCAACCTGAAGACGAGTCCAAACGTGAAAGATTTGTTCTACTTAAACGAAACGACTCTGATTACTACCCCTACTATACTATCAGAGCGCAAGATAGTTATACTACCAAGAAGCTTAAAACTCAAAGAACTCTATTCCCCAATTTAGTGGTTCTCCTTGATTTCAAGTGCAGTCCAAATTCTAAAACTCTATACAATCGAATTAAGGAGAATTTAAAGCTTAAAAATGTTACTTTCAAAAACAATGATATTGAGATTGAAGATAGCCAGATAACCCAACAAGAGTTGATAGATGAAATGAAGGTCATCAATGACCAAAAATATGATGTTTAATAAAAATACAATTTTAAACTCTTAAAGAGTTTAAAACTGATCTAAGGCCATGCCATAGTCTGTTCGCTTGGGGTTTGATTCAAACTGTATATCAAAATAATGATACAAATAACCATAACGGGATAATCTTTGTAATATATACTGTAAACCAACCAAACGGCGGTCAATATTTCACTTATATCAAATTTGGCTCTTTGATGGCTTTTTGGAAGCAGCGTAAAAGCCAAGGCTAAACCCAAACCGATAGAAATTAATGGTTTAGTCCACTGTGTTTCTGGAGGACTCGAACCATTTTTTGATGTTTGTTCCATTTATTATTTGAATAATAGCATAGGTGTGTATTAACCATTAATAAACTTTTTTTTGAGAAGTTTGTCTTTCAGGCTCGAACTTCAGAAACTTTGTCGTTTACCCGATGCCCTATGGGCAAAAGTTTATCCACAAACGAATTTTTTAACCATAAACTAAAAGGGACCAACATTTTTGACCATTAAATTTTCATTTTTCTGAATTTTTTGAAATCCTGAATTTTGAAAGTTGACGACCAAAATTGAGAGACAATCGTAGATTTTGAAAAGTTGCGATCATCCGAATATTTGCAGATTCCAAAAATCTACGATTGTCTCTCAAAATCTGAAAGTTGCGATCGTCAGATTTTCAAATCCTAGAAAAAATTTTTTTAAATCTAAAAGTTTTTCAAAAAGTGGATGAGTTTAAAGTTTTAAGACCCACAATTTCCAACTATTTTTAAACCAATTAGTTTGTGGTTAAACGACAAAGTTTGCATAGTTTGAGAAGTCGAGTCGATTGAATTTTGACTCGACTACATCCATCACACAACGCCAAAGTCGAAACTACTGTAGTAGTCGAACACCTCTTTTTTTACATATATTGAAGTGTAAAATTTTACATTTCAAAGTCACTGTTTTTTGAGAAGTTTGTCTTTCAGTCTCGAACTACCAGCAAAAAATTGATTTTATTTTCATCTATCTGGTAGTTGGATTCAACTTTAAAAATTGAGTCACTGAAAGTAGGTCAAACAAAACTTGAAATTAATACCAGTTTTTATATAAATAATAAAGACATGGGAATAAAATATTTTTTTAAATGGTTCAAAGACTCTTTCCCAAGAACTGTTAAATCTACCCAGCTTGGAGAGAGCCAGAAACTAAAAGATGCTCTAAAAAAATTGGAAGATGATCACGGCGAAGATCGCGATAACAACCCATTTTTGTTACTATTGGATTTGAATGGTATAATTCATACCTCATGTCAAAAAATTTATAAATATGGTTCTTTCGAACCAAAATCTTTATTAAAAAAATCACCTCCTATAAACAGTGGTGAAAAGGACTTGTTGGTCTTTGAAGATGTTTTAAATAGTATTAACTTGTTGATAACCACAACTGACCCATTAGAAATAGTATTATGTATAGATGGTGTGGCTCCTATATCCAAACAGATACAGCAACGGCAACGCCGGTTCCTTTCAAAAAAAACTAATGGTGGCTTTGACTCTAATTGCATTTCTCCCGGCACTGATTTTCTCTATAGACTTGGAATATACCTTAAAACAAATATTGAAAAAAAATTGGAAGAAGATTGGTTGGGTGTTGAAACAATTTATTTTATGGACTCATTAGTCCCTGGAGAAGGTGAACATAAACTGTTTGATTTTTTGAGATCAAATCAAACCACAATAATAAAGAAAAAATTCAACATTGTTGTGGTTGGAAATGACGCTGATCTTATAATGTTGTCTTTGCTTGTGTCGACCTTATTTTTAAAAGAAAATTTGATTTATATTCTTAGGGAAGATTTGGCTTCAAAAAAATTGGACTACCTTCTGATCGACATTAATGAATTCAAAAAAAATATTTTGAATTTTGCAATGGATAAACCCAAGTTTAAACACTGCGATTTTGAATGTGTAGTGTGCGATTTTGTTATTCTTTGTTTTATGGTTGGAAATGACTTTTTACCTCCAATTCCACTTTTCAATATTTTTGATGGTGGTCTTGACCTTATGATGAAGTATTATTTTACGACCCCTGGCTATATTTCATTCAAACCTCGCCAACCAAAAAATAAAAAGGTTGGAATACACCCTAACTCTTTCGGCACTGATGGGACATACCCACATGCGGGTATGGTTTCATCCGACCCTGAAAGACTTAGCTTGTCGACCCAAAGGGTCGACAAGGTTAAAGGAATTAAAATAAATTTTAAAAATTTAATGGGTTTTTATAACCATCTTTTAAATGTTATCAATCCACAGGCCATTCAACACTATAAAACCAGAGAGTATGGTTTTCCAAATATTTTGCTTGATATAGCGTCTCAGAAGGAAATTTCGTTTATGGACATTTCACTCCATTATTTGAAGTCGTATTCTATTTATCACAATATAAACAAGAAACTGGTTAAATCATACCTCGAAGAGATTAAATGGATATTCAACTATTATGCTTACGGAGGCCATACCGTTGATTGGAAAATGTATTATCCGAGTCAATTTGCACCTTCACCAGTTGATTTGGTTAATTACCTGAAAAAACATTCTTGTAATGAATTGACAGAATCAACAAAAAACCCAACCAATGAAATCTGTTCTGTCCCAACAACATTTAAAATTGATCCATTCTTTCAATTATTGTGTATTTTACCACCTCACAGTGCAGACTTGTTACCAAAACCACTAACCAAAGTATTATGCGAAAAATTGGAGCATTTCCACCCTAAAGAAATACATATTGACTATGAGGGAAAACTAAATGAGTGGGAGGGTATACCTATACTTCCTCCACTCTGTCATGATGAAATATTAACCGTTTATAATGCTTATGTCAACCATTGTTCACAGGAAGACTTGAAGAGAAATAAAATCTCAAAACAGCTCATGATTTCAGTTGTAACTTAGTTTAGACTGAAAACACCATAATTATTTATTTATTTATTCCATACGGGTGTATTCACTACATTCAATAGAATTAACCATTCACTTGAAACGTGCCACCAGCACAGGTTAGTCAATTTTATCATAATTTATTTAGTCTAGTTAAATTTTTCCATTAATAAATGGACCCAATAGAAAACTTTGTGACTTACAGTTTGCGTTACCAACTCTTACTAGCCCAACATGTGGCTGGTATTTGTAATAAACCAGTTTATGTATTTGATAAGAATGGTTTCTTTGACCTTCCAGAAGATACAAAGATTGAAATCATTGATAGTGTTCGAACCGTTTCTAAAGATGGTTTACGGGCAGTTTTGAGCGTAGCCGTTAAAGAGTCGTTTGGAACCAATGAAGAACTGTTTATCAAGTACTTGGATAAAAACGTGGTTGGGGATGATGACATTGGACTTTATGTTGTCCCTGTTGTTCCGCAAGAAGTACATCAGAAAAATGAAGAAGTCTCAGGAGAACACGAATCAAACGAAGAATCAATTGGAAAAAAAACCGATTTAAAGGAGATTACAGATGCTATAGAAAAATTAGAATCTATTCTTTAAATTTGTGGTTCTTCAAACTTTTAATTTTTTAAAAAATTAAAAGTTACATTAAACCATATCGACAATGCAGAAAGTTGATTTTTATTTTTAAAAAATATGGTTAAAATAACTCTGAAGACAAACAGAAAATAACATGGCTTTTATTGAAAATTTTATTCAAAATCTGAGCGCGCCAGTCAAAGACTTGGCTAAATGGTTTGAAGAAGAACATCAAGTACCAATCAATACAACCATTAAAAAATGGAATGAATTGACTGGTATGAATATACCTTTGAAAGTCGTAGTTGAAAAGAAGGTTGAAAAGAAGGTTGAAAAACACCCCAACATTCGATGCATTCATGTATTTTTGGGAGGAAAGCGCATTGGTCAACAATGCACCACCAAACCTCGAGGAGAATCAAAGCTTTGCGGACTACATAACAAAACGAGTATGAAACCAAAGACACCTAAACTTGCATACTCCGACTGCAACAGTAAAGCTTCAAACGATTTGTGGGACTACTCTGACTCTGATGACAATAACGAATCACTAAAAGCTAAAGTTGAAGAGACTGTTGCTGTACTTCAACAAGCCTATCAAGCTAAACTTGCATACTCTGACTGCAACAGTAAAGCTTCAGACGATTTGTGGAAGACATTTGTCGTTCAAACACTGACATCGGAACCCGGCTACTCTGTACAAGAGCGAGACTACTCAGATGTAGAATATGACCATACTTATTCTGACGACGATGATTCTTCTGACGACGATGATTCTTCTGACGACGATGATTCTTCTGACGACGATGATTCTGACGACGATGATGAAATTAAGGTTGAGAAGAAAGTTGAAGAAAGTGGTTCATCTGAATATGAAAGTGGCGAAGAAGAGGAGGAAGATGACCATAACAACACCAAGTATTATGAATGGTTGGAACAACTTGAAACTTTGGAATATGACAAATCTGACTCTGTTAGAGGATATGACAAAAACGGTTGTGATTTCAACGGTTACGACTATAATGGATTTGAGGATGGTTATGACTTTAGAGGGTATGATCAAAATGGAAAAATCATTATGGTGAAATCGCAGACTAACCAACATTATTAAAATATACTCAACATTAAACTAACTAACTACAACGAATAAAAAAATTAAACTAATCTTTTAACCCTTTTATGCATTTCAGGCATAAAAGGAAGCCTTTATAATCAAAATGATCATGTCCCGGGGGCCTAGGGCATAAAAGAATATAGAAATTATGGTCAATTTAAACACTATCATCAACTTCATAGTCATCAAACAAATTTTGAATAGATTGTGGTAGGTCTTCAACCGTAATAACTGTTGATAGTTTATGCTCCTTTAGAGCACTTTCAGTCCAATGAGATCTGAATTTGAATTTGGTCAATGCACTATCTAGCGCTCGCCCCACTTTTATAGCTTTAGAATCTGTGTCGGAATTGAAGCCAAATTCAACCAAAAAACATGTATCTTCTTTTAAGGTTGTTAAAACCTCATTTAAATTCAAAGTATAGCAAAATATCCACCCCTTTTCTATTGGATCAGTGTAAATTTCTAGAAATTTCTCTTTGTCGGCAAAGATATCAACATCAATGTCTGTGTTGTTGGTCACATAATTATCTGTGTCCAAAAAAATTAGTATACCCTGGTCATATAACTCTTTAAAGACTGATTGCAGCATTTTTATTTAATAATTTTTCACGGTAAAAATTTCAATTTTGGCGGGTCTTGATTCGGGGAGGCGAAGCCTCTCCTCAATGATGGTGTTTTGCGCCAGAAAAAATAAAATTTCAATTTTATTATGATTATGACCTTGTTATAATAAAGATGAATACAAACTTTATATCAGTAGTCACCGATGATGGTGTCGAACATACTATACGAGTAGCCGGCACGGTCTACGAACCCTATTTTGTGGGTGTCGATGTGTGCAAAATTATGGATCTTAAAGACCCTAAAGATACCTTATCCAATTTGGTTGTAAAAGACCATAAAAAAGAACTAAAACATCTTTTGAAAGAAGAAAATAATGGTCAAATTGTACCCTTTGAGGTGGGGGGTCAGAAACCAGCCACCTCGTTAGGTGACTTTGACCTTAAAACTTTGTCACATAACGATGGACGAGTTGTGGTCCTCTCAGAACCAGGATTGTATTCTCTCTTGGAAGGTTCAAGACTCCATAAAAATAAGAAAAAAATAAAAGAATCTGTGGAGAGGTGGCTTTTCACCATAAAATATGAAA